GATCTTTACGCGACAAAGGGCGACGAAACTGTGTATATTGCGTCCGGTAACCTGATTCTTCAATTAGGTAAGACTACTACACCTACGTATACACTAGACAACTAGGAGAAACAATATGTCAATTGTTGATATCTCCACCGTTGATTCTAGAGCGTTGCACCTTAAGGACTTTCTTGACGCAGTTCTTGCTAAGGTAATTGCCACCTATGAAGAGTATAACGTAGACCTACCTTCACGTCGTTTTTGGCTAATGGGCGAGCCTGCGATTGACTGCGAGCAGCTCTCTGTGTCATTTATTCAAATGTATCTAGGTCTTCCTGGAGATCAGGCAAGCCAACCTCAACGCTGTACACAACCAAGAACCGCTGTGCTGAGCATTGCCGTGTCACGACAGATCCCTGTCGTTGGGAACAACGGCAAGGCTCCTACGGGAGAAAAGATTCAAGAAGGTTCAGAGATCGCGGCGGTTGATTGCTATCTATTTATGGAGCTTATTCGTCGTCTTGACCAATGGGAAGAGAACGAATACGGCATGGGCGTTATTGCAACTGTCGAGGCGGGAAACCCTGAGGGCGGCTTCGAGACCGTTCGTATGCAGGTATCTATGGTGGTCCCATAATGCCAATTACAGTAGTATTTCGCCCAGCTGCAATGGACACCTTGCTTAACTCTCCAGCTGGCACAGTAGGAAGACACATGGCTGCAGTAGGCTACAAAATTATGATTGCCGCAAAGCAGCAAGTAGGAGTCGACACCGGCCGTCTTAAAAACTCTATACACATGAGACACTTTCGCTCCGGGATAGGGCAGATGATTGAGGTAGGCTCGCCGTTGAAGTATGCGCTACTACACCATGAAGGAACACGGCCGCACCTGATAACTCCAAACAGAGCACAGGTGTTGCGATTTACTGCTGGTAGCAGAGTGATCTATACGCATGCGGTGAAACACCCTGGAACAAGGCCAAATAGGTACCTCACCGATAACCTTTATTTGATAAGATAACCTAGAATTAAAGCACGTGCTTTAATAAAGACACCAACACAATACGGAGGAAGAAATAATGACCAAGTTCAAAGACTTCGGGTCTGAAGACACCGGACAAAAAGAAGAGATATCTTTTAAGATTCACGGCGAAGAATTCTTTTGCCGTCCAGAGCTACAAGGAAAAGTTCTTTTAGACCTAGTTGCTAAATCAAACTCAGATGACGCAGCAGAGGCTGCTAACTCTATTAGCTTCTTCTTCAAGCACGCTCTTATGGAAGAAAGCTACGAGCGATTTAACGCTCTGCTTTTACATCCTGACAAGATCGTTCAGATGGAAAAACTAGGAGAGATTAGCGCCTGGCTAGTTGAGGGCTACACCTCACGCCCGACTCAGGGGCCAGAAGTCTCGTCTCCTGGGGAATAGATCTCTGGCCCTACGTTAATGGAAAAGCACTCGTGAACGGACTAAACTTAAAGGAAATGGAGGCAAGCGATATGCTTGACGTCTTGCACTATTTCTTTGAAGAAGACTTGTTCTATTCTTCTGCCGAGCAGGCAGAAGGTCGAGATCGTTCTCGTGTGGCTATTTATGAAGACTTCTATAAGTCTTCTTACGTGTATTCAACTTCATTTAGCTCTACAGCTGGTGGACAAGGCGCATCTAAGAATTTTGATGATTTTGAGCTTATGTCTGAAGATGAAGAAGAAAAAATAGTACCGTTCGACCCTTTGCAAAAGCAAAAGGCAGTAAAGCCCTTCATTAGACCAACTAGTGTAAACGCCGCAGCAAGTCAGCCATTTGGCGACATGCTTGACGGTCCAATTACTAGAGGATAAGAAATTAAAAACCGAAAGGAGGTGAGTAAGTGGCAGTAGTAGGCGATGCGTATATAGTCGTAAAGGCTATAACGACTGGCTTTGAACGAGATGTGCGCCGTTCTTTAAACGGTATAAACCTTGATGCAGACGGAAATGCTATAGGTGAGTCTTTCACAAGAGGATTTACAAATAGTATTTCTAAAGGTCTGGGTAAGAAGTTTGACTTTTCTGCTGCAGAAGCTGCGGCAGCGAGACAAACTTTCCAAACTCTCGTCAGAACCAACTTTGCGCTTACCGCCTCTATCGGTCCTCTGATCTCTAGCCTTGGCTCTCTTGGTGGAGGATTTGTTTCTCTTGTTTCTATAGTAGGAGCAGCCGCACCAGCACTTGTAGTCTTGCCAGGCATATTTACTGCAATAGGCCTTGCTGCTATAACAACTGTCGCGGCTCTTAAAGGAGTAGGCGGCGCGGTTTCTGCTGGACTAAACCAACAGAAAAAAGCAACGCAAGAAAACACTGCGGCAAAGATTGCAGCTGCCCGTAGAATTGAAGATATAAATAAGCGTATTGAAAAGCTAGAGATAGACGGACAGCGTCTTGAACGTGATCGCATTAAAGACTTAATCGAGGCAGAGCAAGACAAAGCCGAGGCTGCAATTGACGCCGCAGAAAAAGAAAAAGATGCTATAGAAGATAAGGCTCAAGTAGTTGAAGACGCCGCAAAAAGAGAAAAAGACGCTATAGCAGATAAAGCTTCAGCTGTGCAGGAGGCAGCTCTTCGAGAAGAAGAAGCTGACAAGCGTCTTTCACTAGTTAAAGAACAAAATACCGAGGCCATGATTGAGGCGAATAACCGCCTAAAAGAAGCACAACTTGATCTTACAGAAGCATTGGAAGCTGGCCGTGAAGAAATACAACAACTTGGATTTGATGCAGAGGATGCAGCTCTTTCAGAGAAGCGCGCATCTATTACTCTTGAAAAAGCTCGTGAGACCTTACAGCGTACTCAAGATCTACCTCCGAATACCCGCGCTCGTCGTGAAGCACAACTTGCGTTTGCTGAGGCTGAACTTGGTCTACGTCGCGCTAAGGATAAGAATAAAGATCTTCAAAAGGAACAAGATAAGCTAGCAGGAGACCCTAAGAAAACTACAGGGTACATTGACGCATTAAAGCGTCAAGAAGACGCACAGGTAAACGTCGCTCAAACAGCGCGCGATGCTCTGCGCGCTCAACAAGAAGCAGAGGCAAATCTTTCATCTGTTAGAGCTTCTAACACTCAAAAGATTCTTGAAGCAGAAGAAAAAATTGCAAGCATAAAGATAGATAACGCTAAAAAAATAGCAGATGCAGAAGAAAAAATTACAAGAGTAAAGATCGACAATGCTAGAAAAATAGCAGATGCAGAACAAAAGTATGCGGATGTCAAGCAAGACTATTTGGACAGAGAAGAAGATCTCATTACTCGAATTCAAGACGCTTATGACGATCTTGCGCGAGCCTATGAAGATCAGGAGAAAGCAAATAAAGGCCTCACTGGTGGCGTCGACGCGTACGCTAATGCGCTTAAAGGTCTTTCTCCTGCAGCTCAGGCATTTGTTAAGTATCTTGTCGGTACATTTATCCCCGCGCTTAAAAAACTTAGAGATGCAGCAGCAGAAGCTCTACTACCTCTTCTACAGAACGGCCTTGAAAAATTAAGAACACAGCTATTTGATCCGTTAGAACCTATGCTTGCAAAACTTGCAACTTCTATTGGAACTGCGTTTAATAGTATTATTGACACTATTGTCAAGCCAGAGAACATTAAAGATCTTGAAAAGGTTTTCGAGCAATCTGGCTATATTGTCGAAGGCCTTGGAAAGACTATTGGAAGTGTCTATGATTCTATTCTTTCTATTCTTGTTGCTGCAGACCCTCTTATTCGCAAATTTACTGACTTCTTAACTAAGAAAACTGCTGACTTTTCAAAGTTCTTAAACGCGGGGCAAGCCAGCGGAGAGCTAGAGGCATTCTTCACTAAGGCAGGAAATATTGCCGCTCAGTTAAGCGGAGTTTTTGGTAATTTATTTAGTGGAATCTCTAATGTCATCAGCGCCAACTTCCAGCCTGGCGGCGGTGGATACATCGTCCTTGACTGGCTAGAAAAGATTACCGCTAAGTTTGAAGCTTTCTCCGGGTCAGTAGAAGGAAAAGACTCCTTGGCAGAATACTTTAAGGGCGCCGCAACTAACTCCATAGCAATCCTAGAGTCCGTAGGCGCATTTGTTAAAGAGATTCTTAAGGTTGGCGCAGACCCAAACGTTAAGGTTTTCTGGGATACACTAAAAGAAGGCGCTCCAATATTTGGAGACATTCTTAAGGCTGCCAATGAGGCAGGCCCGTCACTTGCTAGACTAGTAGTCAATATTCTTAAGTTTACAAAGGCAACCACAGACGCTGGCGCGATAAAGATATTCTTTAATACACTTAATACCGTTCTCGAGACAATAAACACGCTATTAGAAAATAAGTTTATTAAGGCTATTTTTAACGCTACAGGAAAAGTTTTTGCTTTTGTTCTGGCGCTTGGTACCATCGGAAAAATTGGTAATTTTGGAATAAAAGCTCTTACTGGTAGCATCGACGAGATTGGTAAGCTGGTAAAGGCTATTGTGCCCGCTCCTGTTCTTGCAAAAGTTAAATCAGGGCTAATAGCAATTGGCAATGAAGGAGCTAAAGCGTTCGGTAAGGTTCAAGCAGGCGCCGCCGCTGCCGGAAGTAAGATTCTTGAGCTAGGTAAAGATGCTGCAGGTAGAGCCCTAAGCGGTATTAAAACTTTTGCTGCAGGGTCTAGAGTACTTTTAACAAGTCCTATATTCTTAATGGCTGCAGCAATTGCTGCAATTATTGCTTCTTTAATCTTGCTATACAACAAGGTAGACTGGTTTAGAGAAGGCGTTGATAAGGCGTTTGGCGCAGTAAAAAATATAGTTACTGGCGCGTTTGACACGATAGCTGAAATCGGTAGTAAGGTTTGGGACTTTATTCTAAGCGGGCTAAAGCTCGTCTGGTCAGGTGTTGAAGCGTATTTTAAGACTATTTTTGCAATATGGAAAGCTATTGTAGAGACTATAATTGGAATTGGTCTTATTATCTGGAACTTCTTATACGACAAACTTAAAGCCGTATGGGAAACTGTCTCTGGGTGGTGGAACAACACTATTCTGCCATTCATTACAGGCGTTGTTGATAAGGTAAAACAGTTTGGTGCAAAGATCTGGGACTGGCTGTATGACAAGATCTCTGCTGTCTGGGCTACTGTTAAAGGCTTCTGGGATAATACCATATACCCATTTTTCTCTGGAGTAGCTAGTGCTGTTTCATCTAGAGCAGGTGCCATCTGGAACTTTATCTCTGGCGGAATTTCTAAAGCCTGGAGTGTTGTAACAGGCTACTTTAACAACACAGTCTACCCTTTCATTAGCTCAATTAAGACTAGGATAACGAGCATTGGTGCTGGTCTATGGGACGGCCTTAAGAGTGGGCTATCTGGCGTAATAAACTTTATTATTGGCGCATTAAATAAAGTCATAGGCGCGTTAAACTGGGCAATTAGACAAGCAAATAAAGTAAAAATTGGAAATGACATACCTCCTCTATCATTGATACCGCCTGTTCAACTTGCTCAAGGTGGAGTTATTTCGCCTTCACGCGGAGGAACACTTGCAGTTATTGGAGAAGCTGGTCGTTCAGAGCGCGTCGAGCCGCTTGACCCAGACGGGCTGTCAAAGCGCGACAAGGCTATGATTAGTATGCTTTCAGGCGGTTCAAGTGGAAACACATTTAACATCTACCCTTCACAGGGAATGAACGAGTCAGAGCTTGCGTCCATAATTTCACGTCAAATCGCATTCCAACTTCGTCGCGGAGGAGCATAGCATGGCGAGAAATAACCTAATCGTCAACCCTTCGTTTAAGACAAATACAACAGGTTGGTCTGCTACAGGATCTTCAACTATTGCGCGCATTACTACCGACGCGTTCTTTGGTTCTTCCTGCCTTGAGGTTACAAAGGCCGCGAGCGCGAACTCAGGCGTTTCCATTGCGTCTCGTATTTCTGTAACGGCCGCAACCTCATATGCGGTTGCCGCGTACGTAAAGGTACCTGCGGGAGAAGAGACTGGCACCTTCCAAATTAACGTTAGCTGGTATACCGCGTTGGCAGGCGGTAGCCTTATCTCCACAACGTCCACAATCGGTTTAGAGAACACTCCAGGTGATGACTGGATAAGACTAATGGGCGTAATGACCGCGCCTTCATTAGCCCTTGGAGCGTTAATTTCAATTGTTCAGCCAGTGGCTGGAACGGTAAGTAAAAAATTCTACGTTGATGCGACCATGTTTGAGGCTGCAACGTACGTAGGCGAGTATTTTGATGACGTAACACAGGCAACTGAGAACAAGTTCGTTAACC